GAAGCACAAGAAATGAAAGAAAAAATTACTCATTCTGCCGTAATGATGGGTATGCCTCCCGGAACTGATATGAATATTATTTTGAATAATATGACAAAAATGCTTGAGATTATGAAAGAACAGATTGACAATACTGGTTTCGACCTCTAGAATATGTGTGGGCTGGACGATCCCTTAAGCAAAGTCGCAAAAGCCAAATCCTACAAATACGAGGTAATCTAAATGTCATTCGAAAATTTAAAAAAGCAATCTAGCATTGGTTCTCTCACTGCCAAACTTATTAAAGAAGTTGAAAAGATGAGTACAACTACTTCTAGTGGTGATGATCGTCTCTGGAAACCATCTATGGATAAAGGAGGGTCCGGTTCTGCAATCATCCGCTTTCTACCTGCTCCAGAAGGTGAAGAACTTCCCTGGGCAAAGATGTACTCACATGCCTTCCAAGGTGTTGGTGGGTGGTATATTGAAAACAGCCTCACTACTATTGGTGGTAAGGACCCACTTGGCGAACATAATCGTAAACTGTGGAATACGGGATCTGAAACAAATAAAGAAATTGTTCGTAAGCAAAAACGTAAATTAAACTATTATTCTAATATCTACGTCATAAAAGATCCTGCAAATCCTGAAAATGAAGGTAAAGTCTTCTTGTTTAAGTATGGCAAGAAAATCTTCGATAAGATTATGGAAGCAATGCAACCTGAATTTGAAGATGAGACTCCTATCAATCCCTTTGACTTCTGGCAAGGTGCAAACTTCAAACTGAAGATTGTAAAGAAAGATGGTTATTGGAATTATGATAAGTCAGAGTTTGATCGTGTAGCACCTCTGCTGGACGACGATGATGCAATGGAAACACTATGGAAAAAAGAGTATTCTCTAACTGCTATAACTGCTCCAGATCAATTCAAGTCTTATGAAGAACTTGAGCGTCGTATGAATATGGTGCTGGGGCAGAAAACTTCTCCTACCCAATCTCGTGCAGTTGTTGAGCAAGAAGACGAATATGAATCATATACCCAAACTCCTACTACAGAAAGTCGTGTAGTAGAAGAACTAGAGCAGTCTTATGCTCGCTCTAAATCTCCTACACTTCCTGTAATTAATAGTGTAGATGATGATGACGATACGGACGATGCCCTTTCATACTTCTCAAAGTTGGCTGAATAATTAAGAGTAGAGACGTATATTGTCTCCGCGTTTTAAGGTGTCGCTCAGATTTTGAGAGGCACCTTCTTTATATGCCATAACTTCTTCCATATCATTAAGAATAATTCCTAAGTAGTTTTGTTTCAAAATAAAAATATTTCTTTTATTATTTTCTATTTTTTCTTCATATTCATAATTCGTAATTGGAAGTACTGCCGTTGTTGGACCAATGTCTATTTGTTGATCAATAAAAAAGTCATAGAATGAGATTGAAAAATCAGATTGAACTTGCAATCCTTCAGGAACCATAGTGACTCCTTGACTGTTTTTAATTTCTTGAGTTTCGTAATGGTGAATTCCATTATAAAGAGTATCATAATCACCATACTTATCTAAAACAAATCTATCAAAATCATTTTGTGGTAAGGGCCATTCTGTTTGAACATTAATAACATTATTACAGATGAGAACTAACCAATCTAAACTGGAATCTTGATACACTTCAAATGCAACATTATCTGGTCTATCATTACCTTTGATTTGATACTTGGTAAAGAATGCTAGATTTTGAAAAATGTCTTCACGTATTTTTCCTTTCTTAAAAAGATTTTTTACTATAGTATAGTCTCCAATTTTAGCATCCGGAAGTCTACTAACATAATCAAAATCTGGAAGATAACTGAAGTAATTTGCCATTTTAGAAACCTATGTTATCGTAGTCTAATCCATATTCATCATCAAAAATAGGTTCAAGTTCCTGAAACTGTAAAGATAACCTATATGCTGTCATTGAGTTTTCTTTTCCACCATAAGTCATATAAGTTCCATCTGGAGTATAATCTACAGAACAAGAAACAAGAGCACATTCCTTAAATCTATTCAAATATGGTTGTGCTTTTTTTCCTGTTATATATGAAATTGCAAAAGTATGAGGTGCTTTTAGAAGTAATGAAGTGTCGCTTCTTTTTACTGACATTGATTGTTTAAATGTACGAATAATTTTTCTAACTCTGATTGCTTCATCCTCACCTCTTGGATAGAAGGAAAACGTAAAGTTAAAACTTCTTAAACTTGGTCCACTAAAAAGAAGTTCTAAATTGTTGTTTGATACTACCCCAAAAGCCCTTCCCGCAACGTTAGCACCTTGTGTGGCTATTTTTGTAAATGTGGATTTTACTAAAGTTCCTAAATCTCCTTCTGCTCCTTTTGCTTTACTTAATGTATTATCTATTGCTGCACCAGCACCATCAACTCCATTATCAAAAAATCCTAAAGCAACTTTAGAAAATTCTGCTTGTAGATCATTAAGAGTGTCATTATTCCAACTAACACTATTTGTATCACTAATTCCTGCTGGTATTGGAAGAATTATATTTCCAATTGAAGTTGATCCCTTTATGATGGGTATTCCACTTTCTAAAGTAACAACTCTTGATTTGCTACTTCCAAACTGAGTAGAGGATTGATTCTGGTTTGTTAAAGATGGTGAATATTTCAAAATTGTAAATTTTATAACATCTTGTAATTCAGAACTTAATTTTAAAGGATAAATTAAATCATCGTCATATTTTTCTCTTGTTCCGGATCTATATTTATTTTCTTGATTAAATGCAGATTTTTCTTCTGATGTTAATGGCGATGCTTTTTGACTTTCATCAGCATTTGGAGATGTTATTGCTTTATTAGGATTTCCTTTAGCAGCATTTATCAGTTTCTGTTTCTCTGCAGTTGGATTATTACCAAATGGTTTTGTTGATTCTATTTGAGCACTTCTTGATTTACTTTCTTCTGACGTTGGATTTGAAAATGCCGCTTTATCTCTATCATTTGCACCAGATTCGAAAGTTGGTTTACTTGCTTTTCCAGTCTTATCTACGATAGTTGATGTTATCGGTATAAAAGTTCCATTGGGGGTGGAAGACTTTGATGTAATTGTTTTTAATCCACCATCAGATGTAGGTATAACTTCTGTTTTGTAGGTAATTCCTTTTACTGTTGCTGGTGGAGAAGTAGAGGTAGATGCCATTAGATATGGTCTTTTTATTTATTTAGTAGAAATTTTCCATACTGTAATGAGTTTAACTCATCTAGTTCTTCATATTTTACAATATGAAGTTGTCCTGCAACTTCATTCCATGTATAATTTCTATACTTTCTCCAATGAAAATTAATTCCTATAAATCCCCATCTTTTAATTTCTGAACAAGCAATCAAAGGATGTTGATCATATTCTAATCCTGGCGTTTTCGCATTATAAACAAATGTATAAAACTTTCCAACCTCAGGTATCATTGCCACATCTTTAAAAATATCTAATATGATGAGCATTAAATCTTCAGGATCTTTAATTCCTGAAGATTTAACTCTTTTTTTAAGTTCTTTAACTCTTGGCGTTGAACCTGAATTGATATACTGCCCAAAATCTTCTGCCATTATTTAATTCCTAATTCTTGCTCGGTGATTACGCGGAATTTGATTAGATGATCATCACACCATTCCTGAATTGATTTCCACTTGGATTGATTCACTGCATAAGTATTTACTTCATTAATGTATGTCTTATTTTTCTTTTTTCCTTGTACGGGGGGAATGGTTTGTCGTTTTGGTTTTATTTCTATTACATACTTTTGTACTTTTGTATTACTTTCTAATACTTCAATAATAAAATCTGGAAAATATCTACATACTTTTTGTTTCACTGGGTTATAATAAGGTATACAGAACTCTTCAGATCCATAACGAATAATATTAGGAGATCTATCACACCACTGCATAAACTTAAGTTCCCAACTACTACGATAGATTATATTTTGAACATCTCCAATATATTTTTTTGGATTCTGTGGATGAAATCTTCCTTGATGATATTTTGAATCTCTTGGCATTTTCTTTATTTTTGATTATACATAATATATCAATAAAAGTATTTATAAATGCCTTCCGCAAAGAGCATTGCTGACATTAAATCGGCACTTTTAAATCCAGCAACAACTTCTCATTTTGAAGTTACTATTGATGCACCATCTGGATTAAAAGACAAATATCTCAGTCAAAATGGAGTTAAATTTGGTGCAAATCAGGGAAAATTAAATCTTCTTTGTTCTGATGCCTTACTTCCAGGTTCTACTTTTACAACTCATGATATTACTGGTGATTACTATGGATCAATTCATAGACACGCATATAGGAGATTGTATGATGATAGAATTGATTTTAGTTTTTATGTTAATGCTGAAGATTATTTACCAATTAGATTTTTTGAAGTATGGATGAAGTATATTGCAGGAGAACAAATTGCTTCTAGTGAAAGTGGTCGTTCGGGTGTTAAAGAAGAAAATTATTTTTATAGAATGAATTATCCTGATCAGTATATTTTAAAACAAGGACTTACGGTCACAAAGTTTGAAAGAAGTAGTCTTGGTGGTTCTAAAGGTATTAGAGGAGGTACATTAATTTATAATTTTGTGAATGTATTTCCAATTGCTTTAAATTCTATGCCAGTATCATATGATACTTCTTCCTTGCTAAAGTGTACTGTTTCTCTTTCATACATTAGATATTATGTGACACCACCACAAGTTCCAACTGCACCACCAGAAACTACATCAACTCAAAATTTTAATCTTACTGCAGAGCAATTAGCAGCAATAAATTCGCAAGCATTTAATCCCAATGTTGATTTAACGTCGGTGTTAGGAACTAGAACTACAACGGGTGGAGTTAATTTTAATTCTGCTGCCGCTTCTGGAAATTCTATTAGCGTACAGGATGCATACTCTGGAAATTTTAATCTCAATGTTTAGAGATAAATAATCACACCTGAGATTATTATAGGATATTATGCCGTTACCAAAAATTTCTACACCAACTTATGAACTTGAGTTGCCATCATCTGGACAGACAATCAAATACAGACCTTTTCTAGTTAAAGAAGAAAAACTTTTAGTCATTGCTTTGGAAAGTGAAGACACAAAGCAAATCACTAATGCTATTAAGGTTGTAATCAAGAACTGTATTTCTACAAAAGATGTTAAAGTTGAAACTTTACCAACATTCGATATTGAATATCTTTTCTTAAATATTAGAGGAAAGTCTGTTGGTGAACAAGTAGATGTTAATATTATCTGTCCAGATGATAATGAAACTAATGTAAGTGTGAGTATTAATTTAGATGATATTAAAGTTGTAAAAAATGAAGAGCATACTAATAAAATTAAAGTAGATAAAAGTATTATGATGGAAATGAAATATCCATCACTTGAACAGTTTATTAAAAACAACTTTGATTTTAATAATGAAAATGCAATGGAACAATCTTTCGATTTAATTTCAACTTGTATCGATAAAATTTATACTCAAGATGAAGTGTGGTCTACTGCAGATGTAACCAAAAAAGAACTCACTGAATTTTTGGAATCTATGAATTCTTCACAGTTCAAAGAAATTGAAAAGTTCTTTGAAACAATGCCAAAACTTTCGCATAAAATTTCTGTTATAAATCCAAAAACTAAAGTAGAAAACGAAGTTGTTTTAGAAGGGTTAGCCAGTTTTTTCGCATAGGAATGGTCCATATGGATCTTGAAAGTTATTATAGATTAAACTTTGCGTTGATGCAGTACCATAAATATTCATTGTGGGAAATTGAAAATATGATACCTTGGGAAAGAGACATCTATGTTGGATTATTGCAGCAACATCTTGAAGAGGAACAATTGAAGCAGCAACAAAAAACAAATTTTTAATAACCAAATAGAATGGCAGTCAATCAACAAAAACTTTTAGGAAAAACAACTTCAGTCCAATCTACTAAAGTTGCTCCACAACAACAGTTAATTGCTGCTCCTGCAGATACTGCAGCTCTTCAAGATATATCAAAATCATTAACAAGAATTTTACAACTTTTAACTCAACAAAATACTCAAGTCACTAACGAAGCAAATCAAGAAAGAAAGAATCAAGAAGTAGCAAGAAGAAAAAAAATAGAACTGGGTTTAGAAGGTTCATTTGCTGTAGTTAAAAATGCAGCTCAGGCAATTGTTGCTCCAGTAAAAAATATATTAGATCAAATTATACAATTTTTTGTTACTCTGTTTTTAGGAAAAGCACTATTAAACCTAATTAATTGGTTTGCAAATCCAGAAAATCAAAGTAAAGTTAGATCTATTGCCAGATTTTTAAGAGACTGGTGGCCAAGTCTAATTGCAGGATACATTCTTTTTGGAACTGGATTTGGTAGGGCTGTAAGAAGTCTTGTTGGTATTGCTGCTCGAAGTGTAATGTTGCTTGGTGGAGTAGCATTAAAGCTTACTGGTGCTATTGCAAGAGCAATTGGATTAAAGAAAGCAGGCACTGCATTATCTGCTCTTGGTGGTGGGGGTGGTGGATTAAAAGGAATTCTTGCTAAGTTAGTTGTTGGAGGTGCTGTCACTGCTGGTGGAGCAGTGATTGCAAAAAATATGATGGGAGGTGGTGAAGAAGGAGCACCACAAATTGAAGTTCCACCAGCACCAGCACTTCCAATAGCAGAAGCATTTGGTGGTGGACTGATTGATTTTAAGACTATGCTTGCTGCATCTGGTGGGCAAGTTGATTCTAAGTTAGGTATTCTTACACAACTTTTTGGATCTGGTGGATTTGCAAGTTTACTTCATGGAGTTCCTGGGGTTGTATCGGGACCTAAAGGAATAGATAAGGTTCCTGCAATGCTTACTGATGGCGAGTTTGTAATGTCTCGTGGAGCAGTACAAAAGTTTGGCGTGAATACTCTTGAGAGTATGAATGCTGCTGGAGGTGGAACAAATAGACCAAAAATAGTAAATAGAAAAATTTATGCGGAGGGTGGTGGATTTATTGGAAAAGCATCTCATCATATAAAAGAAGATGAAGCCTTATCTTCACTTACAAAAGGGGAAAATGATTTTATTAAACCTGGTGGACAAAGTGTCCTTAGTTCAAAACCCTGGAGTTCAGTTAAATCAAATACTCCTCTTTATTCTTATGGAGACAGATATAAAATTCCCACTATAGGATGGGGATCAACTTATTATGATAGTATTCTAAATGGGAAAAATCCTGTTAAAAGTGGAGATAGCATTACAAGATCACAAGCAGATAGTATTTTAAATGTTAATATTTTAAATCTTGCAAAAGAATATAGTAAAAAAATTCCAACATGGAATAAGATGAGCGACAACCAAAAGACAGGAATTCTATTGGTTGGATATAATGCACCAAATGGGCCTATTGGAGCATACCCAAATCTTACAGATGCATTAAAAACGGGTAATATGTTATCTGCCGCAGAACATGCAGTAAAGAGACGTGGACCGAGCGCATCAAGACTTTTTCTTGAAAAAAAGTTAATATTAGATGGGCCAAAAAATTTATCAAAAGTTAATGTGCAAAAAACTGATTCTAAACCAAAAGAGAAAACAAAATCATCCGGTTTACTTGATAATATTTTCGGCGGTATTAATAAATTTATTTTTGGGGACAAAAAATCAAATCTGCCTGCATTTTTTGGTGGTGGATTGGTAAGAGGTAAAGAAGGAATTGATAATGTTCCTGCTATGTTAACTCGTAATGAGTTTGTAATGTCTCCAGGTGCAGTACAAGAGTTTGGTGTGAATACTCTTGAGAGTATGAATGCTGCTGGAGGTGGAACAAATAGACCTAAAAATGCAACTCCACGGAGATTTAATGAATCTGTAAAATCAATATCCTCCGCAAATATTGTAAAGACTCCACCAAAACAAAAACCAATTACACCCACACCAAAACCAGCACCAAAAGTAATTAGTAGACCACCAGTTGCTGGTGGTGGAATGGGTGGAGCAAGAGGTGGTGGTGCAAAACCATTCATTCCATCACTTCCTGCTGGAAAATCAAATTCAAAAACGGCGAAGCAATTGGGAATTAAATAATGGCACCAATAGTTTCTCCTTTAACTGGTACTTTAAAATCTATAAAAACACAGTTTATCAGTAAAGAGAAACTGTTAAAATCGACATTAAATGTCCAGAAAAAAAGAATCAATTTAAAAAGAAGTAATGCCGAAAGAGAAAGATTTATAAATTATGAAAAAGTTCTAGAGAGACCTCTGGCATCTTTAGGAAAACCTATAAGATCAGTTGCTAAAAGACTAGGATTTCTTGATGCTCTCAAAAATTTTATAGTAAATGTATTACTTGGTTTTTTTGCTTTAAGATTACTGAAGTATCTTCCACAATTAAAAAGTGTTTTTATTGGTATTCTAAAGACAGGTAATTTCATCATAGATGTTGCTGGAAGTATACTTAATGGTCTTGTCACATTTATTGATTATGGATATAAGGGATATGATCACGCAAGAAAGATAGTTGGTAAAATTGGTGGTGATAAGGCAATACAAGGTTTAGATGAAATGACTGGTGAAAGCACCAAGTTAATCAACCAAATGTTGATTGCTGGAATGCTTTTCAGTGATTTTAATGTCTTTGGTGGAATGGGTGCTGGGCAAAGTGTTTTTAACAAAACTGTTGATACGATTAAAGATACTGTATCAACCGAAGTTGCAACTGCCACGGCACAAAGAAGTGCCGGTGCAGCATCAGTTAAGGCAATGGGTCCTCTTGCAGCAGGTGGAGTTGTTGTTGGTGCAGGTTTACTTTTATCTGCTGCGGGAGAAGGAATATTTCAACTTACTAGATGGGTAAAAGGAATAAAATCTATTTCTGGACCTGCATCTTCTCTCTTTAGTGTTCCTTTAGGAATTGTTGAAGGTGTTGGAACCATTTTTGATATTCTTGGTGCTCCTTTTAGATATGGTATTGAATTGATTCGCGGTGGATTTATGAAACTTTTTGATGATAAAAGTGGATTAGAAAAACAGGCAACGAATCTTGGTAAGTTTGATGCTAGAGTGAGAGAAAATTTGAGAAGATTTTCTGGACTTTTTTCTCCACTGTTTAAGTTTTTTGGTAAGAATGATATTGCAAAAAAATTACAAACTCCCGGATCTTTTGGAAGTCTTTATGGTGAAAAGGCAGTTAAAGATATGGGATATTATGGTGGTGGGAGAGTTATAAAAGTCAAAAAGTATGCTTCTGGTGGTCCAGTTTTAATTGAAAGAACTGAAGTTAAAGAAATTAATATTGAAAGAACAGAAACATCAAAAAAAAGTGAATTAAATATTGGTTCTTCTATTGGTGGAGAACTTAATTTTGCAAAAGTTTTTCCTGGATCAATTGACGATCCGGGAAGAATGAATCGTTATGAATATATGGGAAATGTTCATGATAGTATTCAAGGTGCTGCAGATATTGGATCTGTAATGGCACTAACAACTAAGACGTTGTTAGGAGATCGGGTTACAAAAGATGATTATGATAATGCAGGAAGATCTTTATCTAGTTTTATGTTGAGAGGTCTTCAAGATCAAAATCCAGTTGCTTATAATTCTTTATTAAATGTTCTTGATTATAAGCAATTTACTGGTGTGATTTCTATTTTTTTAATGAAATCGATGAAAGATCCACTTTCTGGTATCTTAAATCTATTGAGAGATCAGGTTGGTCTCGCACCAGTTCCTGGAGATGCTACTGGAACTGAAGCAGATCCATGTGCCGCTGCTTGTGATACTGGCAGCGGTCAGTCTGTATATGGAGATTCTGTTGATAAGGCAATTCTTGATTTGATTTCATCTGTCGAAGCACAAAGTTATGATACAATGAACGTGTCTAGAGGTGCCACTGCAGGAAAACCAACTCAAATGACAGTTGATTGGTTGGTGGCAAATGCAAATGGTGCGATTGGTCGATACCAACAAATGCCAGAGTATCTTAAAGAGCGTGTAATTGCTGCTGGTGGCAAGGGAAGTGATAAATTTACTCCAGAATTGCAAGACAGGGTAGCATTAAAAATGCTTTATTCAGGTCATGGATTTTCCCGATGGAGAAGTGGGCAAATGAGTAATGAAGAGTTTGGTGATCGTCTTTCTGCAACTTGGAGAGGTCTTCCTCATAGAAGTGGTGGAACTTATCCCGACCGATATGCAGGGAGAAATAAAGCACATATATCCAGACCTGCTTTTATGACACGGTTGGCTCAAATAAAGTCCTCTGGTGGCGGAACTATGGCAGCAAAAATTACGCCAGGTTCTCCTGCAGCAAATGTAGATCCTTGTATTTGCGATCCTGATATTCCCTCTGGAGATCCTGGAGATATTTCTGGAGCTACACAATTAGGTACAGGAACTTTTATTCAAGGAAGTACTGGAG